CCACCAATCTTTTGAGATTTAATCCAAGGAGTAGATGCTACTGAATATTCTTCTGTAAAATCAAATAGTGTAAATGAACCTGTTTGAACCGTTACAGTCTGACCTGTTGCAAATGATTGTGATTGGAATGTATTAAAGTTTAAGTAAGTATATGCTGTCTTTGAACTTTTTGGTAAATAACCATAAGTTTTTGTAAAATAATTGGCGTTACTTGGATTCATTGATGCAGTAACACTTGTTGAAGAAACACTACTACCGGATAAGGTTAATACAAACGATGATGCGGTTATACCACCAGTCGCACCATTTGTATTGGTAACTCTTGAAGAATCAAATATATCCGATAGACTTGAAGTACTTGAAAGTGAGCCTGAAATAGTAGGATACAATACTGCTGCTACCCTATTCCCAGCCGAAGATGAAATTGTTAAAACCAACGGGTCGCCAAATGAATACCCGTATGTTCCCAAAACCCTAACAATAGTTGCGTTTGGGGCATCTTGTAAATAAGCTTGAGCAGTATAAGGAAGATAAGAATCTTCAGTTAAACCGCCAAACTTTTGTTGGAATTCATTAAATGATTGTACTTGCGTTGGGACAAATGCAGGTCCTTTGATGGTTTGTCCAATAAGGACACCACCTATTTCTGCTACACCTTGTGGTAAAAATGATAAGTCACGCTCTCGGGTGAAAACGCCAGGACTAACAATTCTTTCAGCCATTATATTCTCCTAATAGTTTTTGTTTCTATATAATAAATACAAAAAAATTAGGGAAACCTATATTTATTGAGCCGATGTAAAGGTATTTGTATCAATATCGTATGAACCCACTCCATATTTTTGAGTAAGTTCTTTTCCAAACTCATTTTGGGTTTGAGCGAGTTCTTTATAATTTTTAATTAATTCTTCCTTTTCGGCTCGCAAACTTGCGAAAATTTCCTCTAATTCTTTGGATTGTATTTCTATTTCTCCAAGTCTTGCCGTAACTGCCAAGTTTTTTTGACGAAATTCTAAAAGTCGTTCTCTTTCAGTATCTTCAAATTGCTTTACTACTTTTTCTTCCATAGATTTTGTTTTTTATATTGTTTATTAATAAATATTGAAAAAAGTTATTTAAAATCAGTTTCTTCGTTTAATCCACCACTTAATTTTGGACTTTCATTAAAAATTATTTTTCCAACTGAATATATTTTTTTATTGTTTGGTATCATCCCCGCATATTCGGGTATAATATAGGCTTTTGTAACCAAAGTAATACTTGCTCTTACAATTCTATCATCATTTATATCTTGTATCGTTTCAAAGTTATAACTATCACCTTTTACCTGAAACTTAAACCTATCACCAAAAGACCTTCCTTGAAAGAAAATAATTTGTTCAACTACTTTGTTTAATTGTTCCATATAATCACACCAAACCGTCATTTCATACGAAACATCTAAATAATCAGGTCTTTCTACTGCTATATATTCTTTTACAGGTTTTTGTCCCGTCAATAATGAAAATTGGTCATATCTATTAGCTTTTGTATATTTCCGTTCAAATGCTTGATGCGCATCTTCGGAGTTTAATACTTTTAACTTTGCTGCATTTTGATTTGTGGATAACCCCGTTCTTTTAAATACAATAATTGGTGTTTGTATTTTACCATTTGTATCCCGTATAAAAGAATCTTTTTGAGCCGATGACCATTTTTCAGGATTCGCATAAATAACAGGCACACTAATTATTTGCCCATCATCTTCTATAAAAGGTTTTACATTATTGACTAAAAAATCCCTAAAAGCAAGGTCAATATCATAAATACCTACTGATATATTTTTTGTTTTATCATCATCCCTCCGAACCTGTTTTGCTTTGTTCAACTTCGGGTTTTCCGATGTTGATGACATAGTCTGCTTTAAATCAGGCTTTTCTGAGTTTATATTTCTATATGTGTTAGGCATTTATTATATTCCTATTGGTAAATAGTTATTATTTTTGTTAGAATTCCCAAAGCGAACATCAACCAACTTAATAGATGATTGTTTTGTTACATGCGCAAGACATGAAATAGAAAGTGATGTTCCATGCCCATCTCCACCATCCCAAGTTTCGGGATTTTTACCTACAAATAATCGGTTTTCATTTATATTATCAACTAAATAATATTCATTATCCCAATATATTATATCACCTACATCCGGCTTTACATCTTTATCATCTTTTAAAGTATCTCTTAAAAAGTTAAATGTTGCTGTATGCACATAAGATTGTCCAAAATCATCTGAAACTGCTTCTGTATCTTGTCTATCAATTAAGCAAGGGATTTTGACTGGATTATAAAAATATTTATCTTTACTTTCCCCATAAAGATTAACCAATGATTCATCCAATACAGGTTTGTAATAATAGACTTCCGTATCAATTATTTCATTGATAAGTTCTTTGTTTAATCTTCTAATTAAACTAACATCTCTTGCCGAACCAAATAGTGCCATAAATATTACCCTATGTAAATTGGCATTGGAACACGATTGAGGGTTGATTCTAAAAATTCGGTTTCATCCTTCTTTGCTTCCAAAAGCGCCCTTTTACTTGTTGCTTCTAACATCTCTTTCAGTTGAGTTACTAATTGCTCTCTTTCAGTTGCAGATTGATTCCTTAAATCAGAACCATCCAAAGTAACTTCTGCGCCAGGTATTGGAATTGAACTAAATTTAGACCTGACCATACCCAATGAATCTTTTACCAAAGCCAATGTGTATTTAAAAATCCATTGTCTACCATGCGCACTTATATCACAATAATCCAATCTACCAAATGGGCTATTTGAAAAATCAGATACTACACCTGATTTTGCTATTGGATTATTTCTTTCAGAGTCAAGTGTGTATTCAAAATGAACTTTTGTTCTATGATATGTATCATTTGGAAATGGAAATACACGAACCCGTTTTCCATACATCTTAAATCCAAATTGCGATTTTCTAATCATATCATTAAACTCAATTGCCTGCAATCTAAGTAGGTCATCATACATAGGCTGCATTAAAAATGAAACACCAGGTGAGTAATTTCCCCAACCAAAAGTTTCTAACATTTGTTGCGAACCAAGACCCGTTCCAATAAATGGGTCAAAATACCTAACAATGGCAGGTGGATTTTCATGATACAATTTACGAATTGTAATTGAATCGGTTGATAAATTACCTGCTTCCAAAGTTACAATAGAACTATCTGATAAATCATAAATTTGCTTTCCACTAACTAACTCAAAAGAACCAGTGTAATGGGTCAATGTTCCGCCGGATTTTGCTTCAGTTCCATAATCCGCTGCGATGTTTATTATTCCACTAAAATTATTATTTATTAATTTCCCATTCAAATTATTGGTCAATAAAGAACCCTGTAAACTTAATAGGTTTTCCTTTGTCCTATATTGATTTAATTGCGATGAAAATTCATCTGTTGCTTCCTCAAAACAGGCGTAAAAATCTATATCTTGTAGTTCTATATCTACAACAGGATAACCCAATCTACGAGCGCACCATGTTATTACCGAATCAGCATCTGTCTGAAAATCGTAATCATTATCGAACCACCCAAATGGTGTTTTGCCGGGAAAGAATGATGATGAACCAGGATATATTGCGATATTTACTGCCATTTTGTGTTACCTATATTTTATTCACCAAGTGTATCGGTTGTTGGGGTTTCTTCACTATTATCTTCTTCAACAATAGTTTCTTCGGTTTCAGTTGTTACTTCTTCAACAACAGGCTTAACATAATGTTCAAATGTTGAAAACTCATTTACTTCATTTGCAGATTTTAAATGGTTTATAACATAATTCTCCAAAGCATTCAGTAATTGGTCGTGCCCATTTGTTATAGAATTATCATAAACAAGTTCCGATTTATCAATAGATTGATACGCAACAGTCCCATTATTATCAATATGAACATCAAGCGTAATTCCACCTGGATATACTAAATGTGGAACAAGTGTTAAAATTGGTGATTGGTGAATTAAACCAGTTGTTGGATTTTGGAAAAATCCTGTTACTTTAATTGCCATATATACTTTCTCCTATTTTATATAAATAGTTTTTATTTTTGTTTATTACCCCGCTTTTCCAATTTCTCCATCACTTCTGTATGTGTTAATAGTTTACCACTTTGAGATGCCATTTTTTGAAATTCTTCCATAGTAATTTGAATAATGGGTTTACCACTGTCTTTAATTTGCTGGAGGAGTTCAGGTGTGGGTTTAATAAACATTTTATGCAGGTAAATAGCACGGGATAAGAACTATTCCTGGACCCGCAGCACCTAATTTTATTTCCATCCAATAATCGGGTTCTGCTAAATAATTTTCATTACCAACAATACCATAACCATTTGCAGCGAGCCCTGAGTTCAATGGTGGTGCATTCCCGTTTTGATTGGCATCAATTCGAATCCATCTACTACCTGCTGGGTTGGATGATAAATGTATCCATTCTGATGGTGCTGTTTGGATGCCTATGTTATTAGGTTCGACTGTAATTTTATTTGAGTTGTTAGTTCTTATAAGTAAATTATGACTATTATAAGTACCTATTATACCACCATTACTATCGGCCCCCATAAAGGTTACAATACTACTACTTGTTTGAGTTGCAGAAATATATGCCCCTGTTCTATCAACGGCATGTACTTGTCCAAGTCCCGATGCAAATCCCACACTTCCTGTTCCAAACTTTGATGAACCACTTACATCAAGTCGGAATGCTGGTGATGTTGTACCTATACCCACATTTCCACTTGAACTAATGTGCATTCTAACTGTACCATTTGTTTCAAATTGTAGGTTTTGATTATCATTTGTACCTAAAACTGCGGCTGTGCCAAATGAATTTCCATTTTGTAGGAAAGCGCCGTTTAAAAATGATGCGGTTTGAGCGTTTACTGCGTTTGAAGCACTTTGAGCCCAAGATGATGTTATATTATATGTGCCTATAGGTAAAAATGAAGCCGTTACTGCATTTGTTGCCCAACTTGATGTTCCAATAAAACTTGGTGCGGTAATGTTTCCAGTAGAACTTATACTAGAACTTACTATTACGGATTGAATTGTTGTTCCGGT